AAAACCAGCAAGCGCGAAAAAGACGGTGAAGATGAGGTTCTCTTTACTATCGATTATAATTATTTTCTCGACAACTTTGACGAATGGTTTGAAAAAATCGAAGAGCCGACAACCAGCGTCCGCCGCACGCCAAAAATGGGCGAGGCGTACTTCTATGTCGACGAATATGGAAACGTAGAGCGTGAAATCTGGGACAACGACGGCGTGGATAATGAGCTTCTCGCTATGGGTTTTGTCCGCCTAACGCCAGAAGAGGCTACGGAAGCCCGCGACCGAAGGCTGGCAGAAGTTAGACTGCGCCAGACCTCAGACTTTGAGCCAGACTTTGCGAAGGGCAAGGGTGGCTGGGTAGTTTGCTATGATTATCTAAATAAAAAGATAGACTGCTTTGACAGTATCTGGAATGACTCAGGAGAACCAGTGCGCTACGCAACCAAAGAGGACGCTCTAAAATCAATCGAAAAAAACGAAGCCGACTGGAAAAAATACTTCGGCATTAAGGAGAACTAAACCTATGGCAGGAAACAGAGAGGGCGGCTTAAAAGCCGCGCAGAAAAACAAAGCAAGTAACCCTAATTTTTATCGCGACCTCGGACGCATAGGCGGAAGCGCACGCGTACCGAAAGGCTTCGCCCTGAACCGCGAACTAGCGCGCCGAGCAGGCTCAAAGGGTGGCTCCATAAGCCGACGCCCGAAGCCTCAGAAAACTGAAGCCGAAGACGCGGAAGTTTGATATAATACAGCTAAAGCACATTAACAGTCTATCTTAGCCGCGGAGCTAGAAGCACCAGCACAAAATTATTAAAAGATTAACTCAATTGATGATATACACACCGTTGGCGCTTCGACGCGGAGGCTCGTCGTACCTTTGTTCTTACGTAAAAAAGTTTTCTACCCGTTTATCATAAACATATTTATCTTGCGAGCCTCCACCTAGCCCTGCGGCTAAGAAGCAGAGGTAAACAATGAAAAGACAGACGCGACAATTAAGACCACGCGCAAAGCAGGTCGCGGAAATCCAAGGCTTGGGCGAGGGCTTTATTCACGCCCTGAAGCGAATTGCGAACTTCGCGAAAGCGGGTCAAGTGAAAAACACACGCGGCGCAATCAAAGACGCCAGCCGCTGGTCAATCGATTACGCGAGCGAACTGGCGCTATACGAATTAGAGCTTCTCGAGTATTGCTTTGAAAACGGCGCAGAGCCTGAGGAGCTGAAAGAATATATAGCAATGAGGCGGAGCGTTCACCGCGAAGCCAAGACAATAAGGTACTGGAATGAAAACAACAGCAGATGTGAACGGCTACGACGCGACAAGAAGAAAGAAGCTCAACAATAGAGTAACCTCAACTAAAATCGAGAGAGCTATTATCGAGGCGAAGCGCGAGTGCGAAGACCTAAACACAATCCAGGACTACGCCCTATTTTTGATTGACCACAGCGCGTACTGGCGCAGAGTGGGCTATCACGAAATCACGCGGCAATTAAAAGACTACTACTCAAAACAGGGGTAGTAGTTTTATTTTTATAAAGTTGTCCACAGGTCGAAAAAAAAGTATAAAAATCTCCACAAAAACCCTTGCATTTATTGAGAGGGTACAATATACTAAGAACATAGCAAACGTAAGAACAAAGGAGAAAACGCTATGACTAAAAACTTTCAACCTTTCACAATGAGCCTCATCGAGGACATCGAAGCAGGCAACGCGAAAATTGACGGAGGAGGCGCCGCTATCAGGAACCGCCAGACGGGCGAAATCAGCTGGGCTTACACGGAATACTTCACAAATGACAGGAACTGGAACAAGCTCCTAGCATTTTACGACATCGACGCTGACACAATCGTCTACTAAAACAAACAATAACGGGGGCGACCACCACCGCCCCCGCCAGGAGATAAAAAATGACAAAACTATACAACACAGCACTAGCAACATTAACAGCCTACGCAATTGCGCCCGAAGCAATCGCTACAGCGGTACTTATCATAGCGCTAACAATAAATGCTATCATTTATATAAATAAAACCCAGCAGAGCGCGCTAGCCGAGCCAGCACGCCGAGCATTAAGACGACAGAGAGGACTCTAAAGATGATTGAAAAAGTCAACCCAGACCACCCCGACAAATTAGCCGACCGAATAGCAGGCGCCCTCGTGGACTACGCCTATGAGGAGCAAGACGCTCCACGCGTAGCCTTTGAGGTGCTTCTCGGACACGGAGAGGTGAATATCATAGGTGAGAGCTCGGTATACGTACCGCGCCGCGTAGCCAAGCAAATCATAACGCGAATATTGAAGCACGAGGACTACAACCTGAATATGAACATTGTCGAGCAGGACGTGCGCTTAGCCGCGAACCAAGCCGAAGAACCACGCGCAGGTGATAACGGTATCTTCGCAGGCGAGCCAATCGACAAAGAGCAGTCGCTTCTTTCAAAAATCGCCCGAGGTATTCATCAAAAATACAACTCAGACGGTAAGTATATACTCGATATGAAGGCGGAGCGCCTCATCATCTGCCAGAGCGACGCAGAAGAGAACGCGCTAAGAGTAGACCTTTATAAAATCCTGGACGAAATCAAAGCCGAGGAGCTAAAAGACTACGACATTGTTATAAATCCACTCGGCTTATGGTCGGGCGGCGAGAACGTCGACGCAGGAGCAACCAACCGCAAACTCGGCTCAGATATGGGCAGAGCCGTAACGGGCGGAGGGCTTCACGGTAAAGACCTCAGCAAAGCAGACGTAGCCGTGAACATTTACGCGCACATCATAGCCACAGGCAACAACAAGCGCAAAGAATTAAGCTGCGCAATCGGCGACAACGAAATAGACGGAGTGCCCTACAAAGACATCGTGCTAATCGCCAAGCAATACGTCGACGAAATCGGAGGCTTCGAACGCCTCGCAGAATGGGGGTTAGCATAATGTAAAGGAGGGAGCGAGGAATAACCAGACACTAAACTAAAGCAAGGAGTAAACAAGAATGAACCCAGAACGAAGAAACGCACGCGACGGAGCCAACTACGTCCGAATACAGAAGGGACACAGCGTCCTTATGCACGTATTGCTAGCATTTTTTACAATGGGCTTTTCGCTAATATGGACAATCTACTACGCGATATCGCCGAACCACTACTTTCACGCATAGAGAGGAGCAGAAGAAAATGTTTTACAACAAGCACAAGACCGTAGACTACGACTACAGCGCAACCATAGACGAAATCGACGAGCGACAGCAGGCACTAAACTACATCGCCGAATTATCAGAAGCAGACAAGACCGCCTTCTTCGAAGCCGCGGAACTCATCTGGCGAGGATACGAACGACTTCGCCAAATGGAAAAACACACCACCACGCAAACAATCGAGCAACCAACTAAAGAAGAGGAGAACTTAAACTATGAAATCTGAGAAAGAACTAAAAGCTATATCTGTAGAAATCCACGTACAGGAGCTGAGGGGCGAAAGCGGCGAAATGGTAGACCGCGCAATAGGAAAATCCGAGGGCTTCTTTCTTCTACTAATCGTATTAACGATTGGTCTAAGCAACGTCATAGCGCAGGGAATAATTAAAGGCTTTGACCTACTGGGCATTTTGATACTCATCTTCGGTCTTATTATCGAAGTACGAACGATTAAGGAAGTTATGGACTACGAAAGCGCACTAGTAGAAGGAGCCAAGCTGGCTATCTTTGTAGGCGAATGCCTCGACGAAACCGAGCGCGAGGAAGTCATAAAGAAAGCCAAAGCCGCAGAAAAGAAAGCCGCACCAAAGAAACGCAAGCCACGCACAAAGAAATCAGAAGCGAAAGCGGACGACAAACCAAGCAAGAAAGCAAGCACTAAATAAAGAACGAACACACAGGCACCTGAAAAACACAGAAGGCTCCGAGAATAACAACATCTCGGGGCTTTTTGATATAATGCAATTATGACAGAGAATACGCAAACAGAGGTAAAAGAACCGACAGCTCCAACCAAGGACTGGACACCAACCCCACCAAGCAAAGAAGCACAGAACGCGAAACGACGACGCGACGCGGTTATGATTGAGCATAAATTGGCGGGCGATGAGAAGAGTTTTACAGAGCTGGCAAGGGAAACCGTCGTAGTTGACACATCGCAAAAATTGAAACGGGACAAGCACGGTCGCTTCATAAAAGGCACAGGCGTACCCGCAGGATTAGCCGTAAATCCACAGAACCGAAGCGCGGGCGGCTGGACTAACAAAAATATGATATCTTACTGGTATAAATACTTTATGAAAATGACCACCGCACAGGCGCGACGCTGGCTATCGAAGGTACCAGAAGACGAGAGAACCGTCGCGCAGGAGATAGCCTTTGCAAGAATTACCGACGCACGCAAGGGTGGTAAAATCGGATTGAATACTACCCAGGAAATCACAGACCGCACGGAGGGTAAGGCTCCGCAGTTTGTGAACACAAGCATAACGACCTCATCAATCGAAAGCCTGAACCTGACGAACGAAGAACTCGCACAAATCGCATTTAACGACGTAGACGAGGACTAAAAACCCGCCTCGTGATATTTTCACGAAAAGGGGGGCGGCAAAAAGACAACCAAATTGCCGCGAAAATGAACGCCAAGCCGAAAAATCGGCAAAAAATGGTAAAAAAATATATCATATGGAGCATATCACGCAGGAACAGGCTCGAGAAATACGCCGAGAACTACAGAAGCAAGCGCTCGTAAAGCTAGCGCCATATAACCTGTATGCATATGCGAAGGTTATGCGCCCGTCATTTTACCGCGCAGACAGACCGCACTTAAAACAGATGTGCGACATATTGCAGTACTTCCTCACCGAAGACCACGGCTATCAATTCTTACTACTCGACGCACCACCACGCCACGGAAAGAGCCTCACAGGACAGACCGCGGTGGAGTGGGTCTTTGGCAAGAACCACCTGCTCAAAGTTATGACAGGGAGCTACAACGAAACGCTCTCAACCACCTTCGCCGAAAGCGTGCGCAACACGATAGCCAGCCAGAAGGCAGAAGACCAAACAGTTGTATATAGCGACATCTTTCCATACACAACCCTCCAATCAGGAGAGAGCAGTAAAGCGCTCTGGGCTTTGAAGGGAAGCTATGGCAAATCGTACCTGGCAACCAGCCCGAAGGGTACCGCGACGGGCTTTGGCGCGAACCTGCTCGTGCTTGACGACACGATTAAGAGCGCGGAAGAAGCGCTGAACGAGCGAACCCTACAGCAAATCTGGGACTGGTTCACAAGCACAATGCTTCAGCGAATGGAGGGCGACTGGCGCGTGATTGTCATTATGACCCGCTGGGCAACTGGCGACATCGCGGGCAGGATTAAATCCTCATACGGCGAGGATAAGGTTCTGGAGCTGAACCTGAAAGCAATCGACGACAATGGAAATATGCTTTGCCCGAGCATTTTATCACGGGAAGACTACGACCTGAAGACGCAGGAAATGCTTCCAGCCATTGCCGCCGCGAACTATCTCGGCGAGCCAATGGACGTCAAGGGAGTGCTTTATAAGAGCCTGAACACCTACGCGATTATGCCGCAGACCGACGACGAGCGCGTTTGGGCTTATTGCGACACCGCAGACACAGGAAGCGACTACCTCTGTATGATTGTCTACAAGATTATCGACAGCGAGGCGTACGTGCTTGACGTCGTCTTTACCGACGAGGATATGGACACCACCGAAACAGAGGTCGCGGATTGCCTTTATCGCAATAACGTAACGAACGCCACTTTCGAAAGCAACAACGGCGGACGGCTTTATAGCAAGAATATCGAGCGACGCCTAGCCGAGAAATACGCAAGCAATAAAACAGTCATCGAGGCAGTGCCGCAACACAAGAATAAGGAGGCGCGTATTCTTTCATCAAGCGCGTGGGTACAGAAACACGTTTATATGCCAGAGTCGTGGAGTAGTCGCTGGCGAGCTTTTCACACCAACGTCGTGTCGTATCAGAGCAAAGGCAAGAACGCGCACGACGACGCGCCAGACGTCCTGGCAAGCATTTACGAGCATATCACCGCGCAATCACCGCCAGTACTGTATAATAAAAGCATATTGACGAACGGCGCCAACATCAGCCGTCGCCGCGGATTATTCTAAGAAAGGGAACACCGCCAAAAATGAGCAAAGCCTTTAAACCATTTACACAAGCACCAGACACAGACCTACACAGCGTCGACGTTGTGAAAGCCGCGATAGCCTACAACACGAAATTAAAAGCGCGCCTGGACAAATTAGAGAACTACTACTTCGGCGACCACGACATCAACAGCCGTCAAACGCAGTCAGGCGTGAACAACAAGGTAGTAGTGAACCACGCGAGCTACATCACCGACGTGAATGTCGGCTACTTTTTGGGAAGCCCCGTGGATTATGAAACAAGCGAGGGCGTCAACATCGAACCAATTATGGACGAATACGACCGCCAGGTCATCGCAGACCTCGACAGCGAAATAGCCCGCGACGTATCAATATACGGCTACGCCTACGAATACATCTACACAGACGAGAACAGTGCTATCTTCAGCGCGCACTATGACCCGCGCAACGTCGTGCTAGTGCGCGACAATACCGTCAAGCAGTCGAAAATCGGCGCGATTATTTACATACCGCAGACGGACGACAACGGAACCATTAAGAGCTATACGGTCTACATCGCGGACAAGGAATACGTAGCCGAATACACGACCGAAGCCGAGCCTAAGAAATTAACAGAGGTAAAACCAAAGCACGCGCACGCAATGGGTGACGTCCCAGTGATTGAATACCGCAACAACCCAGCACGCACGGGCGACTTCGAGGGCGTTATCGGATTGATTGACGTCTACAACGTATTGCAGAGCGACCGAATTAACGACAAGGCGCAACTGGTCGACGCAATCCTCGCGCTCTATGGAGTGTCATTAACCAACCAGCAGGTAGAAGACCTGAGAAACAACCGCGTCATCTCATCGATACCGAAAGACGCAAAAATAGAATACATCGTCAAGCAATTAAACGAGTCAGACGCCGAAACGCTTCGCACTTCGATTGAGAAAGACATTCACAAAATCAGCAAGACGCCGAATATGTCAGACGAGAACTTTGCAGGCAACTCGTCAGGGGTAGCCCTGAAGTACAAGCTTTTGGCAATGGAGCAGAACATCAAGACCAAGGAACGCTACTTTGAGCGCGGACTAATGGAACGTATGGCAATCTACGCAAGCTTCCTCAAGGTCAAGAACAACACCGAGCCAATCACCGCCCGCGACGTTGACGCGAAGTTTACGCGAAGCCTGCCAGCAAACGACCTGGAAGTAAGCCAGATGATAAACAACTTAACCGACCACGTCGACGACGAAACGCTAATTAGCCAGCTGTCCTTTGTCCGCGACGCCAGCGAGGTTATCGAGCGATTAAAAGCCGACAAGGAAGACGAGCAAGCAAGCAACGCCGACGACATCAGTAAACTCGAAGAAGCCGAGCCAATAGAACCAGCAAAGCCAGAAGTAGCCGAGGAGTAGGCGCGTGAAGTCCGCGGAATACTGGCAACAGCGCACCGAAAGACGCGGCGCAGACATAAGCCGACACATTGACCGCCAGTCGGTGAACGTTGCAAAAATCTACTCAGACGCGGCGAAGATTGTCCAGCGCGACATCGAGCGAACCTATCAGAAATACAGCGACAAGACAGGAATAGATGTCGGACAGCTTAAGGAGTTGCTCAGCCGAGGCGAAACCGACCGCTTCTGGAAAACCGCCGAGGGCAGGCTAAGCCGCCAGTACATCAAGGAAAACTACAAGGCACGCATAACGCGCCTCGAGGAGTTTAAGCACAACCTCTACGCGGAGGCTATGACAATCACGAAGCCACGCATAGAACTCTCGACGAAAGCGCACGCCGAAACAATCAAGCGGAGCTACCTGAAAACCGCCTACGACATCGAGCAGACGACAGGACGCCGCGCACAATTCACGCAAATAAACACCAGGCGACTAAACCGTATGCTAGGCGAGCAATGGAACGGCGCGAACTACAGCCAGAATATCTGGAGCAGTACAAACAGATTAGCTCAAGACTTGAGCCAGCGCACAGCCGCAGGACTACTGGCGGGCAAATCGCCGCAATATCTCGCCCGAGAAGTGCGCCAGCGCTTCGACGTGGGCGCCTACGAGGCAATGAGGCTTATACGCACAGAAACGACCTACTTTGAGAACGAAGCCGAAGCCAGGCTATACGAGGAGCTAGGAATAACCGAGTACGTCTTTATGGCGACCTTGGACACGCGCACCAGCGAAATATGTGGCTCACTGGACGACAAGCGCTTCAAGCTATCGGAGCGCGAGGTAGGCGTAAACTGCCCGCCAATGCACCCGAATTGCCGCTCAAAGATTAGAGCTTACCTGGGCGACGACGCAGAGCCAAGCCTGAGGCGCTCACGGCTGGAAGACCGCGAAGACCTAGACACAGCACCGAGCGAGGTGCAGAAGTATAGGAGCTTCGACGATTGGCAGAGCGGACGAGGCGAGGAAACACTAAGCGCGAAACCAACAGCACCACCAATCGCCTACGCAATGCAGGACGTCATCGGAACGCAGGGCGAGCCAATGGAGCCAGAGGACGCAATCAAGGCAAACCCACGCTACGACGAGGGCGGAGGCTACAAGAGCAACTGCCAGAGGTGCGTCCCCGCATACGAATTAAGACGCCGCGGTTATGATGTGGAAGCTTTACCAAACACCCCGAAACTCAGGCGCGAGTTTAGCGGAACCATACGCGAAATGGAGTGGCTCTGGAAGAAGGAGGTCGACTTTTTGGGCTGGAAGAAAATCGACGGCAGACTATACAAGTCGGAGTATCCTGAAATGGTAAGCCACACGAAAGAATTGCCAGTAGGCGCAAGGCTCCAGGTGTTCTTCTACGCCCGCAACGGACGCTCAGGACATACGCTAATAGCCGAGCGCGTGAAATCCACCGCAGGCAATCCAGACGGGCTGCGTTTTATCGACCCGCAGAACGGCGAAAGCTTCGACACTCCGCCATATAAAAATAAAATGACCAGGTGGGGCTTTATGCGCATAGACAACGCCAAAATTGACACGGAAATGCTTCCGTATATCGTGAGAAAATCAGGCAAAGCACAACCGAAACCGAAGAAAGGAGCGAAGAGATGAGCATAACAGCAAGCAGAGCTGAGCTACTAGTAGGCAAGGGCTACGAAAACGTGGGCGAGATGAAGGGTTACATAATTTACGCGCCGAAAGACGAGGAAACGAAGCTCAAACGCCCACATTATCTGGTGGTCGACAAGAACACAGGACGCCTGAGGAATATTTGCTTCGAGCAATTCAGCGACGACGAGGAACTGAACGCGCCGTTTCTGAAAATCGACGCAGAAGTAAAAGCATATGAGAGTTTATTCTAAAATATGTTACAATTTAAGCAAGCAGGACTAAAGCCGAGCTTGTTCGACGGAACTGAAACGGCAACCTTTAAGAAAAGCTGACGAGCTTAAAACGGAAAAGGAGATTAAGGTGAAAAACGACAACGCCGAAAACAACGAAGCGCAAGCAGTAGACAACGCCACGCAGGAGGAGAAGCAGACAGAAGACCGCCTGTTTACACAAGAGGACGTAAACAGAACGGTAGAGAGTCGCTTAGTCCGAGAGCGCAAGAAGTACGACAAGGAACTCGACCGACGCATAGCCGAGTACGACCGCCAAGCAAAGCTTAGCGAAGAGGAGCGCGAAGCCGAGCGACGTGCACAATCGGAACGCGAGCTAGCAGAGAAAGAGCGACAAATCACGCTGAGAGAAAACCTCTTTAACGCGAAGAACGTGCTGATTGAAAAAGGTATATCCCACGAGCTGGCTGAATTGGTAGTAGACGCAGACGTTGAAAAGCAGGAGCAGAATATCGCGACTTTGGAAAAGCAGTTTGGAAAAGCTGTCGAAGCCGCAGTAGCAGAGCGACTGAAAGGAAGCACACCGAAAGCTCCACAGGAAAGCGCCTCGAGCGCTCAAAAATACGGTGAAGTAACCGTCATCTAAACAATTAGGAGATTATAAAATGGCACAGGACGCTAAAAGCATTTTGAGCAACACAGACAAAGATAAATTGGCTGTGAGCTACGGCTACGTTATCGAGTCAATCCAGAAAGGCTCACTAGCTGCACGTTTTAAGAACAAGGACTTGTCAGGCGACCCAACAACAGGAAGCGTCGAAGCAAACCGCTTTGTAAACGCGAAGGGTAAAGACTACGGCACAGCTCGAACAGCAGCCAAGGGCGACGCATTAAACAACAAGGGCAAGGTCTTCGTCCAAATCGACACAGACCGCGAAATTGTCGAGGAAATCGCACAGAAGGACGTGAAGCTACGCGGTATCCCTGGCATTATCGACAGCCGCAAGAAGAACCACGCGCAGACTGTTATCTCAGAAACTGACGCTAAGTTCTTCAGCGTTGCCGAAGCGGAAGGCTCAGAAGTAGTCGTAACCGCAGAGCCAACAATTCAAGACAAGGTAGAGGCTCTTATCCAAGCAATCGAAACGACCAAGAACGATTATGTCGACGGCGTTGACCGCGAGATGATTAAATTGTCTTTGACACCAAAAGCTTACGGTAAACTACGCAACTACCTAGACACTGTAAAAATCGGTGTAACCACAGACGTAGAGGAAATCCAAATGTTCCACGGCGTAGAAGTAGTAAGCAACGTACGCCAGACCAAGGACGCAATCGCTTTCGTAGACGGCGCAATTGCACAGCCACTGATTGTCGCACAATACGACGCAGAGAAGCTACCTTTGTCAAACGACTACGCTGCCGAAATGTTCTACAACTACGGCACCAAGGCAGTAACACCTGACTTGATTAAGTTCGCAACAGTAGCGTAATAAATCAAATCAAAGGCAGAGGCGGGGGCAACCCCGCCAACGCCACAAGGAGAACAAAGTGAGAACTTTCGAAAATGTAACAACAGGCACACTCGAGCGAGTAACCAACGAGGCAGTCATCGAGATGATGATTAACTCCGAACACTACGTCGAAGTTACCGAAGAGGCGGCACCAGAGCAAAAAAAGGCTAAGGCAGAAGCGCCAAAAGAAGACTAAGAACGAGGCGCTACACGGCGCCTTATTCAGGTATAAGGAGGAACGTGAACAAGGAGCAGAAAGAGCGAATAAAGCTACATATACAAAGCCTACGCTCGAACGAACAACAACACGACGAAGCACTCGAAGACTTCGTTATTGAAGAAATCGCCGACCGCGTCAAATTATACCTGAACGCCGACGAAATCGAACCGCGACTCGAAAGGATTGTAGCGCGAATTGTCGTAGCCAGCTTGACGCAAGCAAGCGAACAAAAAGCGAACGGCAACATTGAGCAAGCAGTCCAGAGTATCAGCGACAACGGTCAGTCAATCTCATACAAAGACGGTGTAAAGAACTACTACGCAAGCGCCACAGATAGCGAGCTACTGGGCGGCTTTGCAGAGCTACTGGCACCATACAGGAGGGCGAACGTTGCGGGGGCTAGATAATATGAAGACCGCGGTGGCGCGGACGTTTTACGACAAGGAAGCCGAGCTGCTGAAACGACAGACCGCGAAGGCTTTCGACGGAAGCAACCGCACGACATACGTAACGGTCGGCAAAATCGTCGGCAATATTCAGACATCAGTGAGCCGTCGGCTTATTGAGAATTACGGCTTGGACGAAGACACGGAGCTGACTATCACAATAGCTCCATTATCGCCCGCAGAGATAGGCGATAGGCTAAAATACGCGGGAAAAGTTTATGTCGTACAATCGATAAAGCCGCGGGACAGCCACGTGCTGATAGCCGCAACGAGCGTAAAGCTATGAGCGCGTCTATATCTTTCCAAAACCTCGGGCAAATCCAGGCTCGCTACAGCAAGCTAGAGAAAGCCAAAGGCGTGGCGGAAGCAGTGAACAGAGCCGCGCTGGAAGTTGAAGGACAAGCACGCGCACTCGCACCCGTTGACACAGGCGCACTCGCGAATAGTATCACAATGAAGCCAGCGACCGCGAACGGCGGCGAAATCACGGCTGAGGTGTATACAGACAAAGAATACGCGGCGTTTGTTGAATACGGGACAGGTCAGCGCGGAGCCGCAACAGCGCAGAGCCAACCACTGAACGGCTCAATTGCATACGGCGACACCGCAGGACAGGTAGCCCAACCGTATATGAAGCCAGCACTCGAACAAGTGCGCAAGCGTTACGCCTCAATAATGAGGTCAGAGATTAAGAACTAAGGAGAAGCAAAGTGTCAGTATCGCGAAAGTACATCTATGATATGCTCTGCTCGGTAGACCCAGAAGCGGACGTCATACAAGGAGCAACGGCTCAATTAACGAAACTGCCAGCAATCACCTTCTCATTAGCAGGCAATCAAACAAAGTACACGCTTGACAGCGAATACATCGGCTCAATGACGGTATATAAAATCGACATCTGGACGAGGGACGCCACTCAAGCCGAGCAACTTCTCCAGCGCACGAGCGACATACTCTGCGCCGAGGGCTGGGCAATGGACAGCGCGAGCGATATGCCTACAGCGCAAGACGACCTCGTGCATATCACATCACGCTTCCACGGCGTGATATGCTAAAATAAAAGCGTAAAGCAAGAAAGGAGTACCACTATGGCAGGTACACGAACAATGGGAACTCGACTCGAAAAAGTCAAGGCGAAAGACGAAACCGCAAACCTAGTTATTGGTAAATTGACCTCAATCGGCGAAATCGGCGTAGAGAGCGATGAGCAAGACACAACGACCCTGGACACAGAGGGCGGCTACAAGGAGTTTATCGCAACCACCAAGGACGCAGGCGAGGTAGCAATCGCTGGTAACATCGTCAAAGCCGACGAGAAAGGCACTATAGCTAAATTGCTAGCATTAGCCGAGAACCAAACTATGCAAGAATGGATTGTAACATATCCGTCAGGCGCAAAGTGGCAATTCAAGGGCTTTATCAAGTCTTTCAAGGACGGCGAAAAGACCGTCGACGGCTTGGCTACTTTCTCCGCAACAATCCGCGTGAGCGGCAAGCCAACCTTCACTCCAACAGAGCCAGACACTCTTTAAGGAGAACAAAAAGCGAACGGGTGGCGCTATATCCGCCCGACCACAGCAACATAAACGAGGTACGAAATAATGGCAGAAGTCGAAAAGCTAAATCTAAAGTTTAACGCACGAATAGTCGACAGTATCGAAAGAGCCGTCGGCAATGTTTCTATCGAACATATCGCCGCAGACGGAAGCGTGCGCGCTTTATCAAAGATATTAGAACACGCACTCTGGGACGAGAACGCCCAGCGATACGGCGTTAGCTCAAAAGTAGCCCTGGACACGCTGGACGCACAGTTTGAAGCAGGACGCGACAAGTACGATATTATGTTAGACGTAACAGAGGCGCTAGTGGAGGCAGGTTTTTTACCGCAGAACACGAACGTCGAGGCGATGAGGCGCAACAAAGCCGAAGTGAACGAGGCTCTGGCGGACATAAGCTAGAACGCAGAGTATCGCAGGCGCTAGGTTTATCCACATACGGCGCGCAATGGCGCCACCACGAAATCACAGCGCTAGAAATAGGCTTAGACCTGAATTACTACTGGGAATTAACGCCGAAGCAATTCCAGAAGCACGTAACGGCGTACTACACCAGAGAAAAAGAGAACGAAAAGCGAACAGACCAGCTGAACTACCTCCTCGGCGTTTACGTCGGCTCAGCTGTGAACAACGGAAAGCACTATCCAAAAGAACCTTTCCTATCGCAAAAGAAGCGGCGCGCAATGACTCCCGAAGAAATGGAGGAGCAGGCAATCCGCAACACGATAAAACTAGGAGGTAACCTAAAATGACAGTCGACGAGCTAAAGCTGCTTATAACCGCGAACGCTGACCAGATGAGAAAAGAAATCGGTCGCGCCCGCGCAGATATTGACGCAATCGCTTCGAACGCGACAAAAGCCTCGTCGACCGTTTCGGGTTCTTTCCGCGGAATGGGCGCAGGAGCCGTCGCAATGGGTGGATTAGTAGCCGCTGGTATATCGAAAGCCATAGGCGCTATCACATCGACCTTAGGCGACGCCGTATCACGCGTTGATACGCTAAACAACTTTCCGCGAGTAATGGGCAACCTTGGAATATCAGCCGAAGACGCCCAGAAATCTATCGACTATATGAGCCAGAAGCTCGTAGGACTGCCAACAACCCTAGACACAGCCGCAAGCGCCGTGCAACGCTTGACCGCCGCGAACGGCAACGTCAAAGCCAGCACCGAAATGTTCCTGGCAATGAATAACGCCATAATTGCAGGAGGCGCGCCAGCACAAGTGCAAGCGAGCGCAATCGAGCAATTAAGCCAGGCTTACGCAAAGGGCAAGCCTGATATGATGGAATGGCGCAATATGATGACCGCAATGCCTGCTCAGTTGAAGCAGGTGGCGCAGTATATGGGCTATGCCAGCTCGAACCAACTCGGCGAAGCCTTGCGAAGCGGAACCGTCAGTATGAACGACTTTATGAAGGCTATGATAGAGCTGAACCAAAACGGCGCAAACGGAATAAAGCCTTTCTCAGAGCAAGCCCTAGGCGCCGCGGGCGGAATTGAAACAGCTATCACGAATATGAAGACAGCCTTCACCAGGGGCTTGGCGGACATTATGAACGCAATCGGTCAGTCGAACATCGCGGGCTTCTTCCAGATGATAACAAACGCGATTAACGCCGCAATACCGTACGTAGTAGGCTTTGTGAAGGTTATGGTTATGGCGGTGAGCTGGATAGGCTCACTCTTCGGCGGCGGAGGCAAGAAAGCCGAAGGAATGAAGAAGGCAGTCGACAGCGTCGGCAAATCAGTCGGTAGCGTAGGCGCAGGAGCGGCAGGAGCAGGCAAACAGCTCGGCGGAGCCGCAGGGCAAGCAAAGAAGCTCAAGAAAGAGCTGGCAGGCTTGGCGGCGTTTGATGAGATGAATGTTCTGAAAGAGCCAGAAGACAACGCAGGCGGTGGCGGCGGAGGAGGCGGCGGCGGTATGGATATGAGCGGCTTAGACTTTGACCTTGGCAATATGGACAAGGGCGCAAGCAAAGCCGACGAAATCGCGCAGAAAATCAAGGACAGCTTCCTGAAGGCTTTCGAGGTTATTCAAAGCACGAAGTCGTGGCAGGCTTTCGCGAACGGCGTAGGCAAAATCTTCGACGCCTTGGCAAACAACGGCAAGCGGGTATTCTCGAGCATTAGTAACATAGTAGTAGCGCAGACAAGCGCTTGGTCGACGGTTATCGGACAGCGCGCTGGAGAAATTGACGAACACTTTGCAAATCTGCTTACATCAATGGGTACCACAATCGCGACAGAGATAAACGTCTTGGCGGCGCCGTTTGTAGGCTTCTTCGAAGGGCTAGAGGGCGTGATAGTACCGCGAGCCGAAGAAATCGCGAATAACTTCACTACCGCATTTTTGGGCGCTATGGACATCACCGCGAAGCTGTACGAGCTGGCGAACTCTTTCTTCGAGCCGCTGGTGGAGCCATTAAGGCAAGGCTTCTCAGACATCGGCTACTTGGCGGGTACAATCCCAGCAGACCTGCTGCAAGGATTAGCTGACGCCACGCCGCAAATCGTCGACAACCTGACGGGGCTTATGGAAAATATGAAGAGCGTCTTCACGCAGATAAGCACAATCGTAGGCACAATCTGGACAGACTTCACAGGCACACTGAAAAGCACCTGGGACACCTACGGAAAAGACATATCGAAGGGAATAGGCGAGTTCTTAGGCAATATCACGGGGACATTTAAGAGGCTCTACAGCGACGTCCTGGAGCCAATCATTAAGCCATTTTTGGACGAGTTCCAGAAGGTCTGGAAAGACCAACTACAACCCGCGCTGAAAGCCGTAACCGACTTTATCGGCAAATTGGTAGCAGGAGCGCTCGAAATCTACAACAAGTTTATAACGCCAATTGTGAACTGGATTATAAGCACATTTAAGCCCGTCTGGGTCGCCCTCGGCACGACAATCGGCGGAATAATAAACACCGCGCTAAGCACAATCGGAGGCTTCGTACGCGGAGTATTCACGGTACTCGGCGGACTGGTTGACTTCATCGCGGGCGTATTCACAGGCAACTGGAAGAAAGCCTTCGAAGGACTAAAAGGAATTGTAGGCGGCGCGCTTGGAGCGCTTGGCGCAATCGCAAAGGCACCAATTAACGCGTTGATCGACATCATTAACGGCTTTATTGGCGGCTTGAACCAAATCAAAATACCAGATTGGGTGCCAGGTGTCGGCGGTAAGAATATGAACATACCGAAAATCCCGAAGCTCGCCCGCGGTGGTGTGGTTGACCGCGCAACCCTGGCGGTGGTAGGAGAAGCAGGACGCGAGGCGGTTGTGCCGCTAGAAAACAACACAGGCTGGCTCGATAAAATCGCGAACCAGCTAGCCGAGAGGGGTGGCGCAGGAAGCCAGGCTCAGACTATAATAGTAAAAATTGGCGAAGACGAACTGGTGCGTCGCGTCATCGACGGAATTAACGACCAGAGCTACTTAAACAATCAAGGGGTGATATTGGTATAACATTATGGCAGAAGCACTTGTAACAATCGAAGGCGTCGAGATACGAGAATTAAAGAAGTACGACGTGCAGGCGAGTAAGCTCTGGAAGGACGCAGGGCGCAATATGAGAGGCAGTATGAGAAGCACGCTTATAGGTATCTTTCCGAAATTAGAGCTGGAGTTTGTGCCTATGGAATATGCCCGAGCCGCGCAAATCGCGGGAATATTGAACCGCCCCTTTTTCAATGTGCGCTACTTCGATATTCACACCAACTCCTACAAATCACAGACATTTTACGCGAACGACCTCAAGCTAGGAGTGCTTGACCGCAGACGTGGACTAGTAACCGACTTCAAAGTGAACCTGATAGCACAGGAGGCACAGCGATAGTATGCACGAGCGACGACTAGACGACTTGCGAGAACGCCAGGCTTTTATAAACGGCTTGGACATACCAGCTCGCGAAATGGAGCTGTTTCTTCAGACTATGGACGAGGGCGAAGAAATCACAATGACAGACCGCGACCTGCTTATAAGCGCGACGCTTGAAAGTGAAGTGCCAGGAATTGGGCGCCTTGAAATGCAGAAGCTGACCCTGACACACCTCGAAGGCAAGGAACTACTCGGTCGCCGTTTTACGCTTCAGGTCAGCGCAGGGCAGAGGGACAGCCTCGGACAACTACCCGCGCCACTGACCCTCGGCACATTTTACGCAGTATCCTCGGAGAAAATCAAAGACAAGGACGAGGTCAAAGTAACCGCGTACAACCAGACGCACTTATTGACCGCGGAATACAAGCCCGAGCTATTCACATACCCGACGACCGCAGACGAGCTACTTCAGCAAATCTGCGGAGTTTTGGATATCGGCGCGACAATGAACCAGGCGAACATCGATATCGACATAGAGCAAGACCTCTATAAAAATATTCACGGTATACAATACCGCGAAATTATCGAAGAACTGGCGGCGCTCACGGGAAGCATAGCGCGCTTTAACAATCGCGGCGACCTGGAGTTTTGGTGTGCAAACGACCTCGAAGGCGAAACCGACAATCACCACGTCAAAATACCAGACGGCTCACTGATTAAATTAACAGAGCTAGAGAAATACGGAGCCGTGAACAGCCTAGTCCTGGCGAGAAGCCCGCAAAACGACAACGTAGCCGAAACCGAGCCAGGCGCGAACCCAATTATTGAGGCGACTATCACCAACAACCAAATCATAGACAAGCGACGCGAAGCGGTAAAGGCTAAACTCTTTCCATTTTTCAAAGGCTTAAACTACTACCCCTTCGAAGCCGAAACGAGCGGCGTGATAGGCGCACTAGTCGGCGACATAGTCGAGATTAACGGCAAGCGCTCCGTGGTTATGGGTCGCAAATTGACCCTCGACGGCGGAATTAAAGAAAATCTCTGGTGCAAAGACCCAGCACGCACAAAAATAAACTACAACCGCACGAGCAACATCGACAAGCGAATAAAGAACACAGAACTGTACGTAGATAAGCAGGAGCAGGTTATCCGCGGAGTAGTGAGCGACGTCCAAACGCTCGGCAACGTAGTAAACGACAATCACACAGAAATCACGCAGAAGGTGCGCGAAATTACAAACAAGATACAGCGCGCAGGAGGCAATAACCTCCTGAGGAACTCAGCCTTCTTTTACAAATCGAAGGAGAAGCCAGACGACACAGCCGCAGAGCCGAACCTATACAAGCCGTGGAAAGAAGAAACGCTAAGCTCGCCCTCGATTATCGACGTAGCACCGAGCGCAGAGGCGAAAGCCAACGGCGGTATCTCAGGCAACAATCTCTTCTTAAGAGGTCGACGAGTAAGCCAGACGGTAAAAATCCGACGCTCGAAGACGACAGACACAGAAGAAACGCGGAGCTACTACACATTAAGCTGTTTGATTAAGAAGAGCGCGCTAGGAATTGCAGGTATTCTCGTACGCACCGCGACAGTGCCAACCGAAAACCTCTGCTATACACAAATTGGCGAAGGCGAGAGCGCCTTTTATAAGCGCCTGGAGTGCGAGCCTTTTTATACAACCGCAAGCGACGAGGTCATAGTTGAAATCTGGGCGAACGGCGACGCAGAGGCAACGTTTACGGACATAATGCTAGCGCACGGCAGAAGCTCCGCAAACTGGGAGCAAGCCAGCGGCGAGGCAATGAGTACCTCCGTTACAATGAACGAGTACGGCTTGATAGTGAAGTCGGACATTTACGACGGAGCCTATACAGCAATGACACCGCTCGAGTTTTCAGGATACGCCACCTCAGGCGGAACCCAACAGCGCGTCTTTACGGTGAACGGCGAGCGCACAATCGTTACAAAGTTTTCAGCGAAAGACGAAATAGTGCTGAACCCTATAAAACAAATCGCAATTAAAACAGGAAGCATTAAAGGTGTCGCATTTATCGACAGCGGAGAGGAGGACTAAATAGTGGCAACATCGGGACGAATTGAAACTGGCAGGTATAACGGCACTTGCTTCTATTTTCAATGGCAACTAGGCGGGCAGGACGTAGGCACGAACCGCTCAGTTATTCACTGGCAGGTCGGTATAAACATCACGAACAACGCTCGCTGGTACAGTAACGCGGTGCGCTTGAATATCACGACAATGAACGGAAGCGGCAACATCGCAAGCGGTGTCTGGTCGAACATCAGCGGCAACGGCGACCACCAACTGGGCGGCGGAATAATGGACATCTACCACAACAGCGACGGAGGTAAAGCCTTCAGCGCTGGAATGTCAGGCTCGCTTTACGGAAGCGGAGCGCTCGAAACGAGCGGCGGCTGGGAATTGCCAGCAATACCGCGAGCCAGCTCGCCAACATTTACAAAAGGCTTGTATATAGTGGGCGAACCTATCGCGGTGAATATGAACAAGAAGCACTGGAGCTTCCACCACAACGTAAGCCTCCAAATCCCCGACGGTGTGGAAATCAAGAGGCAGGACGGCTTCGTCGGCGACCAGTACATATGGACGCCAAGCCAGCAAGAAATAGACACAATTTACGAGCGAATGAAAGACACGCGCCAGACGAGCCTAGGCGTGGACACTTGGACATTTAACGGCGGCTCAATGATAGGCTCAGGCTTTCAGAATGTAACAATTGCCGTCAACGACAAAGAAGCCAGCCCCCTCTTTTCAAAGATTGACGCCCGCGACACAAACGCCACCAGCAAAGCCGTAACTGGCAACGACCGCGTCTTTATTCAAGGAATATCGACCGTAGTCGCAACAATTGCCGACGCGGACAAGATGAAAACGCGCTTAAAAGCGACACCGAAAAGCTACTCAATAAAGCTCGTCGACAAGACCGCGACAATCGCCCACGACGAAAAGCAGAACGGCAAGCCATACGAAGCCGCACTCGGAACGATTAGCCAGAAAGGAAGCCAGCGCCTTGTTATTCAGGCGACAGACAGCCGCGGCTTAACCGCTGAGGCTTATAAAGACTTGAACTTCATCGAATACGACACGCCGAAAATCACAGCCACCGCCGAGCGAAAAAATAACTTTGAAAATGAAACGAAGCTCAGCGTCAGCGGAACCTTTGCGCGCATAACCGTCGACGGAACCGACAAAAACAGAATAGAGCCAGGAAGCCTGCGCTATCGCTGGAAGCAGGACGACAACGGCTGGACGGCTTGGATAAAGCGCGACTTCACGCAGGGCGAGGGAGCCTTCACAATGACACCCGCCTTTTTATCAATGGCGAACTCCTCAAAGTTTATTATAGAAATTGAAGTGCGCGACAAATTGAGTACCTCAAAGACGCAAATCTCTCTCGACAGAGGCGTGCCTATTATGATGATATCGAGCAGTAATCGCAATGTCGGTATCGGCAAAATGCCAGCCGAAGGCAGAGCGCTAGACGTCAAGGGTAAAATCTATATGAATGAGAAGCCGCTCGAAACGCCAACACGCGTGCGCTCTTTTCGAGCCTTAGGATTGGCAGAAATAGAAGCAGAAGTCGCGAGCGAATTGCCTGCTGGCTACACGAGAAAATATGTAGACGTAACACAAAACCAACAACTGCCGAGCGCACACTTCGTTTACGGCACTATAAACTGGGGACGAGCGCAGACTGTGGGTGCGCATATGACAGTGTCACGCTCAGGCTACTACGAAATAGCCGTAGCGCAGACAACGCTGAACAACCACAACCGACTAGGTGGCGACCGAATGGCGGTAATAGCGCTAGACCTGCCTCAGGGCGAATACAACGTGAATAACGCGTTTTATAACGCGATAGCAATCGTCTCTCAGCACGCTGGCTCTTTGCCAGTTATGGCAAGCAGGCGCGTTTTCATCAAGAAGGGGCAAAATATCTCAATTTTCGCGGGAACTATGGCGTCAGAGGAAGGCTTTTATAAAATCCAGCTGGTCGAATGGGAAGGCGACTTGTCCGAGGACATTTAAGGGTGTTAGAATAAAAAAATGGAAGCAAGCGTAACGACATATCTGGCAACGCAAGGCGTACTCGGTATAGCCGTCATCGCTTTATCTACCGCGGTTTTCAAACTCTGGAAGAAGAACGAGGAGCTAAACCAAAAGCTCGTCGAAATCGCAGGAGCGAACGGACACGAGATGATAGCGTTTTATAAACAGGACGCCGCAAACGAAGCCGAAAAGTCAAAGGCAATTACTCAGATGTCGCACTCAATCGACCTATTAACTGAGAAGATTAACCGAGGGGGTAATTAAAATGGACACAGCCGCAGTCATACGAGCGGAATTATACAGCGTGGACATCGAAGCCGCCCGCGAAGAAGCGCGAAAAGCGCGACAAAATACACAGCAAGCCTACGTGAACCTGGCAAAGAACAGCCAGAAACTAGAGCAACGCATACGTGAAAATCATTTTCACATCACGCTAAAAAAGGCGGTCAGCGCGCCGAAAAAACAGCCGAAGAAACCATAGAAAAATGTTTATAACTATAACCGCAATTGCGCGTATATTGATAGCGACAGCACTTGTCGCTATTATATTGCGACAGATAGAACTTTACCGACTGAAAGCGCCGAAAGAAGTGCGACACTTAAAAGTATTGCTACTCATTTTATCGATATCATTATTGACGAGTAACGCAATTTTACTGATACAGTGGATTATCGGAGCCTACACACATATCGAAATCGCACCCGAGCCGAAAGGCTACGACGGTCTACTTTACTCTATCGTCGATATATTAGATGATATAATTACGGTAATAATACTAAGGCTCATTTATAAGGAGGGCGAAAAATGACAGAAATGACAGAGCTACTAGTGCAATCTTTGCAAGCGTTTGCTTTGTATGGATTAGCGACGATATCGTACACAATCCTGTCGGCTTGGTCGAATATTAACGTTTGGAAAATCAGCGAGGGCTTCGACAAGAAGCTGTGGCTGAACGGGCTAGCGAAATACGCGCTCCTTGGAGCAAGCACTATAGTTATTATCCTAGTAGCAAAGGCGCTCCTTATCTTTGCGCCGAACTGGGGAATTGAATTGCAAGGCGCGAACCAAATCAGCTCGCAGATTATCTTCGGCGTATTAGCGGCAGGAATTGCAGGTATGGTATTGAAGAACATCCAGAAATTAGCCGAAATCTACGGCGTGAGTCAGAAGAACCTCGACAAAATCACAACCAGCGCGCTCGAGAAAGAAGACGCAGAAGCACCGCTGGTGATTGACGTGGCAGACCTTCCGAACGGCAAGAAAGCCAAAGACGCAGACGTTGAAAAAGCGGTAGAGAAATCGGGCGCAAAAGCGCTCCTAGACAGCGGACGCGGAGCAAGCGTACCAACCGACAGCTGGCAGAGTTTTCGCAACGCGGTTATAAATCAAGCCTTTGACGTTGACGGCGCATACGGCGCGCAATGCTGGGACGGAGGCGCGCTCTTCTGGCTGAACGCAGTCGGTAGGACTTTGTCCACAGGCGGCACAGGCGCGGCACGCGGAGCCTGGGAAGCTGCTCGTGGTTATAACGCAGGGAGCGAGTTTGAACTCATCACAGACAGAAACGCAATCCAACCAGGTGACTGGCTCTTCTTTGGCGGCACGCAATGGGGACACGTCGGAATGGCAGTGTCGAACAACCTCGGCGGCTACGTGAGGCTATTAGGGCAGAACCAAACAGGCAACGGCAACGGCGCACCATTTACTGAAATCAATATGAACCTCGGAAGCTTCTTAGGGGCTATGAGGCTGAAGCGCTGGCACATCGCACCAGCACCAGCTCCAGCACCGCAACCGCAACTATCACCCGACGAGGTAGCCGCGCAGGTCATCCGCGGTGATTGGGGCAACGGCGACGACCGACGCGCAAGATTAGCAGGAGCGGGTTATAACCCTGATGATATTCAGAACCGCGTAAACGCTAAGCTATCGCAGGCAACACCAGCAGAGCCAGAAGCGCCACGCTTCAGCGTAGGCGATATTGTCCAGCCGAAAGTAGCCGTAGACTACAACGGAACGCCACTTACGCAATACGACAACAACTACGTAATTACCGAATTGATAGGCGACAGAGCCGTATTATCAGCCCGAGGGCAGGTCTGGGCGGCTTTGAATACAAACAACCTGAGAAAGGCTTAGAACAATGACGGGTGCGGAAATCCAGCGACAACTAAACGCGACGATTAAGAACAGTAAAGGTATCAGAGAGTACGATTATCTTTATACAAGGCTACTCCACAGAACGAACGTCTGGCTATTCAAGAACAAGCTCCACCGCGATTATTCAGTAACCAACGACAACGGTCGCGTCTTTATCGTGAACAGGCGCACGCAGGAGCGCATAAACGAAATCTGCCCCGACGTTTTACGGGGCGGAAAGCGCGGCGAATACGTAGTGTATAATGTACTTATACTCAGCGCAGAGGGTGGCAGACCGCAAGCGCTTAGAGAAAGGAAGCAGTATGTATCAAATCGAAGTCGAACCGAACGCCGAAGGTAAGCTCATCATCGAGCTATACGGCGACAAGTACGAAATCGTCGTAAAAGAGCCGAAACCAAAGGCGAAAAAAGAAGAAAAACCCGCCGAGAAATAGAACAAAAGGCGAACAAGAAAGAGGGCAAAATAGCCCTCTTTTCTGTTGCAAAAATTACATAGCCACTGGCGGAAAATCCGCGCTTGTCATATAGTAAGAGTACATAAAAAATTAACCAGCAAAGGGGAACGAATGGAGCGAAGAAATGCTAAAGAAACACTCGTCTTAGTATCAAAGACGGGGGACTTTTTATTAACCAAAGACGAAGCCAGAGAGGTGGCTGTAAAAATCTCAGAAGGCTATAGAAATATTGCCCTCCAGGGGTCAGTCCTTGCGACGCACTCAATCGACGGAATACTGCCTTACGACAGATACCGCGACAGCGCCAGGATTAAGAACCGCGGCTTCATCTGTCTACACGAGAACTTCCATAGAGCGAATGAACAGTGCGCCTGCTCGCGACTTCAAGCAATCGACAAGAATAAGCAAATCGAAGCAAAGGCGAAGCCGACAACCGAAGAAGAAGCTCGAGGCACAGCCGCTCGCGAATACATACGCGAAAATCTCAAAAATCCAGAAGCGCTGAAGGACGCAGACGCCCGCGAAGCGTTTGTAAAAAAGCGCACCGCCGAAATCTTAGCAGAAAACGCGTCAGACGCGCCAGAAGCGCCGTAAAAATTAAAGACGATAAAGTTACGGGCTTGAACGCCAAAACGCGAAATAAAGCGGAATGAATAGCAAATAGAAGCATTAAGCAACGAAGGAGCCAAAGAAAATGCTAAAAAACATACCATTTTACGCAAGTCTACTAAATCGAGAACTAGCCAACGGAAAAATAACCAAACACAGCCACGTGCTGGTTTATGGAGCCATAGAAACGCACGCGCTCGGCGATTATGGCTGTATTGCAAGCAATAAAACAATCGCGGCAGAAACAGGCTTCACAGCTGGAACCGTCGCTAACATCATAAGCGAACTCAACGCGTCGGGCTGGATTAAAGTAAACCTGGACGAGAAGCACCACAGAGTGAATATAGAGCCGAAGCTAACTATAAACGTCCCAACTTTTTCACAGGAAAGTCAAGAGCCAACAGGGGTAGACCCTTCACCCGCCGAGGAACACCCCCTACCCCGCCGAGGAACACCCCCTACACCCGCCGAAGAACCCCCCTATCACCCGCCGATGAACATAGAATACAGTAATAGAAACAGTAATAGAAACAGTAATAGAAATACTCTACTTGTCCGCACTCGGACAAGCGAGGTGAGTAAAACCTCCGCAGAAGCTGCTGAAATAGTCGAAAAAATGCACGAAATGATAAAAAAACGACTACCAAACAGGGCGAACAAAAAGCGAACACAAGCACAGCTCCAAAAAGACATCGAAACAATCGAGAAAATCCACAGACTGGACGGGTACAGCTACGCCGAAATTAACGCAGTGATGAAATGGTCGCAGGAGGACGACTTCTGGTCGCAAAATATTCTATCAACCGCAAAGCTTCGCAAGCAGTTTGACAAGCTGGTGCTTCGAATGAGAGCCGAGCAGAAGAAAAAGCGGGACAATATCGCTTTCATTTAAGAGGCTAAAAAATCTTTGAAAATCTTCACAAAAAGGCTTGATATTTTTGAGAGAGTACAATATAATGAAAGTACAACAAACGTAAGAGAAAGGTAAAACTATGCAAGAATGCAAGCACGAAAACGCATATCTCGAAGAACCCTGCTGTGGGCGAGGCGAGAGCGGCTACGTCGAGTGCGCCTGCGGCGGAACATACGCGGTAGTATGCCCAGACTGCGGCGAAGAAGTCGACGAAGCAACCAAGAAGCGAGTTATAGAAGAAACGGAGCAACAAGATGATTACAGCGAATAGAACCTCCAGCCTAGCAGACAAGCTGCTACAAATGGCGCTACACGACGAACTAGTCAACGGCGATTATAACGGCGACTTGCTCGCCCTCGCCAATGAGCTGGCGGAGGAGGTAGTTCTGCCAATCGACGACAGCGGCGAGTTTATCGCCTTGCACGCCCCGCGAATACAGAAGCGACACCTGGTCGAAATCCTGGCAGGCGAAACGACCCGCGGAATAATCGCACCCGTCCAAATGGAAATCCAGGACGGCGACGAAGTGCTGGAAATCCACTACGAACCACTCGCGAGCCGAATTAACAACCAAATATTCACAGCTTGCCGAAGAATGACAGGCAACGGCTTAGTGAGGTCAAGCACAGACCCCGAGAAGTTCTTAGAGCGAGCGATTGAGCGCTTCACGCGAACACCGCGCAAGGACTAGCACAAATTGAGCCACTACAATATAATCAACTAAACAAGGAGAACGAAGTGGAAAAAATCAACGACATCGTAGCAGAAATCAAAGACGAACTCGAAAAAATGGAGATAGACGTAGACAGCAAAGACGCACGCGCAAGCCTACGCTACGTGAGAGAGGCGCTCATAGAAGAGTCGCGCAAATCAGCCGACAAGCGCGTGGTAGGCAAGAACGGAGCGCGCACGCTCGCCGGTATGATTGCGAAATGGCTGAACCTGAGCCTGCCCCTCGACGGTGTCAACGTCGTCATATCGGGCGCGAATATGACAATGGTTACATATCAGGGCTATAAGAACAAAGTGCTTAAATTGCACCCGAACGCGACCTTTGACGTCCAAGTAGTGCGCGAAGACGACGACTTTACGGTCGAAAAGCAGAGCGGGAAGGTCGTCTATTCTCACAAGATTAAGCCTTTCAGCAATTCAAAAATCGTCGGCGCGTATTGTGTTATTAAGACAGGCGACTCTGAACACTACGAGGGTCTGTCAGCCGAAGACTTCGAAAAAATGAAGAAGAGTAGCCGCAACAACTACCTCTGGGAAAAATGGGACACAGAGTTTTGGCTAAAATCGGTCATAAAGCGAGCCTGCAAGCGCTACTTCTTCGAAGAGGTGAAAGACATCGACACAATCGACAATTCAGACTACGGACTGACAGAAGAGCCGCAAGAGGACGCCTTTGAGCGATTAAAAAAAGCCGAAACGATAGCCGAATTAAAAGCTGCCTACGCGAGTCTAGCACCAGCGGAGCAAGCCTACGCCGCAACAGTCGCACGCGAAAGACTGCGAAAAATCAAGGAAGAAACTGCGGTAAAAGTCGAGGGCTAAAATGGACACGACAACACACGAGCAGGGAACCGAGGACTGGTACAAAGACCGCCTCGGTATCCCGACCGCCAGCCGCTACGGCGATATCCTCGCCAAGCGCGGAGGGTTTGCAAGATACGAAAGCACCTCGCGCAAGAACTACCTCGCCGAATTATTGACCGAGCGGCTAACTGGTCAGCCATACAGCCGCTACGGCAAGACTAAATATATGGACTGGGGTACACAAATGGAGCCAGCCGCAAGGCTCAGGTATGAGCTAGAAACAGGCAACACAGTAGAAGAGCGCGGCTTAAAGAAACACCTCTTCCTAGAAACAGGAGCGAGCGCGGACGGAATAGTCGAGGTCGACAATTGGCGAGGCGAGGGCAAAGGCGGTATAGAAATAAAGAACCGCACACCAGCGCACCACCTCGAAGCACTCACGACAGGCAAAGTGCCGTCAATTTACATACCTCAAATCCAGGGAAATATGATGTGCGACAAGGAGCGGCTCTGGTGGGACTGGGTGAGCTACGCGCCAGACTTTTCAGAGAATGCACAGATAGTAGTAGTGCGCGTCTACCGCGACGAGGACTACATCAAGAACCTCGAAATTGAGGTGGCGCTATTCATCGACGAATTGAAAGCCGCAGAGAAAAAAGTCCGCGAATATAACGTAAAAGTATTGTAGCGTTACATAATTTTTGATATAATTAAGACACAACAAACTAAAAGAAAGGGTACGTATGAACGAAGCCAACCAGGAACTACGCCAAGCGGCGAATAAACAAATAGAAGCAATCTCACCGCTTAAAATTAAATCAAACGAGCTACTCGAGCGAGCCAAGAGCGTCAAAGTCGAAACAGCCGCAGACGTAAAGACCGCGAAGGAAGTCATAAAAGACATCACAGCACACAAGAAGTCAACAGAAGAATTACGAAAGAACTTCACACGACAATTAGACGACGTAAAAAAGCAATTCATAAGCGCAGAGCGCGACATCTTAGCTCCAGCCGAAGAAGCTCGCGGAATTGTAGCTAACGAAATCCTAGCCTTTGAGCGCGCTGAGGAGGAGAAGAAGAAGCGCGAAGCAGAGCGCGTCTGGGTAAGCCTCCTAGAAATTAAGAGCGCGGTAGCAATCGACGACGCAAAAACACTCGAAGACGTAGACAAGAGCGAGAAAGTCGCCGAGGAGCGCATAGCCGCATTAAACGACGACGCGAAGCACCCGCTGGCTATTGCCTTCATCGGCAAGCTTCGCCAGGAAATCGCAGAGCGAAAAATCGAGCTGGCGAAAAATCCAGAAACAGAGAAGGAAGAAGCCGAGCAACAGCTAGAAATCGACAAGGCGAAAGCCCTCGCGGAAAAAATGGAAGCCGAAGCCAGAGCCGCCGCCCGCGCAATCGAGAAGGAAGCGCCAAAGACAGGAAGTCGCGAGAAAATCACGGTCGAAATCGTGAACGCGAACGAAGTGCCACGAGAGCTTTGTGTACCAAGCGAGAGCCTCATCAAGGACTACGTAAAGAAAAGCGGCGCAGATATGGTGCCTGGCTGTATTATTAAAAGAGAGCGCGTCATTTAAGAAAGGAGCTTATAAAAATGGCAGACATTAACAACGTAACGCTGGTAGGAAGGCTGGTGCGCGACGCAGAAGCGCGCACCACAAAGTCGGGTAAAAACATAGCCGCCTTTACGCTAGCCGTGAGCGGAATTGAAAAAGAGTACGTCGACTTTATCGACTGCCTCGCCTGGGGAAAAACCGCGGACGTGGTAACAAAATACACGAGCAAAGGCAAGCGCGTCGGTATTGTCGGAAAATTGCACATAAACAAATACGAAAACAAAGACGGCGAAAAACGCTCGCGAGCTGAGGTTATTGTAAACAGCATACAATTACTCTCAAGCGCAGAGGCGCCGAAGAAAGAAGAAACCGAACCAAGCGACGAGGTGAACCTCGACGACGTAAAACTCGACGAGCCAGTCGACCTATCGGAGATACCATTTTAAGAGGAGGGAGAAAGAATGAGGCAGAGAATTATAGACATAATAGCAAGGCTCTTTGTGAGCGTGGTAGTTTTCGCAATCGGAGGACTAATAACAATGCCGCTATTCATTTTTACGAACAGCCACAACTTCGTCATAAAGGTGATTGCTACGACATTTTCAGTACTGGCTATCTTAGTAATTGCGCTGATGATTATCACAATCTGGGTGCCACGAGATGACGACCTTGACGACTAGAAAATATCCGCTCGAGGCAGAAGAACACAAAGCCTTTGTGAATTATCTCGAAGTTTTGCGCTTGCCGCACTTCCACGTGCCGAACGAGCAGAGCCAGCGAGCCTATCGAATGGTCAACCGAAAGCTGGGAGTATCGAGCGGAGTGCCTGACTTGTTTGTTATCATTAAATCAGAGCGAAACGGCAGAAGTAAGCTTATCGCTATCGAAATGAAGCGACAACGAGGCGCGCGCCCGACAGTATCGCCAAAGCAGAAGCTCTGGCTGGAAGAGTTGAAGCGCGCAGGAATTGACGGCTACGTAGCGTACGGCGCAACCGAAGCCATAGACATCGTGAGAAAGGAGCTGGACAAGCTCAGGAAGGAAGACGACGACAGTGAAGTATTTTAAGCTAATTCAAGACACGCCAGAATGCAAAGCTGGCGCTATGTTTTACCAGACAGTAAACGGCGACGCTTTGGTATCGGTCGACAACGAAGCGTATGTTATCAAAATCGACAAAATAAACGACTTCGCGAAGTTCTTTGTAAAAGTCGATACGAAGCTGGCTCGGTATTTTAAGCCAGCAGTCGGCGCAAAGTACTACTACTTAACCGCAGAAGGCGAAGTGCGCGACACAGAAAATCGCGGCGAAATCACGGACGCGGCGCGAATATCACTCGGCAATAGCTTCGAGCTCTATCCAGACGCACTGGCGTATAAATCGGCGCTGATTGCACGAGCAGAGCTGGCGGCGCACTCAGCGAACCAGTACCAGCCGAACTGGAAAAACGCCTACAAAGAAATCAAAGAGAAAGAAGGCAGCTACGAAGCGACGAAGCTCGTCGAAAACACGGTGGCTTATATTATCGCGCAAGACAAGCGCACAGGCGAGCTGGTGGTTGTGCCTATGAGCGGAGCCGTGAACTATAACCCAATCGCGTACTACGCAACCGAGGACGACGCAAAGAAAGCGCTATCACAGCAATCAAAAAACTATAAAACTTATATGGAGGCTCAATAAATGACGACCAACAAAGAAATCACTCTGCCAATCGCAGAGTATAAGAAATTGAAGAAAGACGCGGAAAAATGGCGAGCCTTTCACGAAAAAGTAGCCGCAAACGCGAAAAAACGCTGGCAGAAGCGCACACCTGAAGAACGAGCCGCAGAAATGCAAGAGCTAAGAAGCCATAGAAAGTGCTACCGAAAAGATGAAGTATAGAAACCTTTCCGAATTGCACAAGCTCGAAGATAATCCGCGAACAATCGACAAGGACAGCTTCGACTCGCTCTGTCAATCGATTAAAGACAATCCTGACTACTTCGAAGCGCGCCCGCTCATTTTAAGCAACAGGACAGGTAAGCTGGTTATTTTAGGAGGAAATCAGCGCTACGAAGCCGCGAAGAAGCTCGGGCTGGAAAAAGTACCAACGCACCTCATCGAGGGGCTGACAGAGGAGCGCGAGGAAGAAATCACAATTCGCGACAACGTCAACAACGGCGACTGGGATTGGGACAAGCTCGCGAACAGGTACGACTATGAGAAGCTCGACGAATGGGGCGTGGAGGTGCCTGAACTCGACAAAGAAGAAGACGACACCAAAATTGAAGAGGTGCCGACGCCAGAAATCGAAGAAGCCGCCAAAAGCGAACTCGGAAAAATCTACAAGCTTGGCGAGCATATGCTGATGTGTGGCGACAGCACGAAGGCTGAGGACGTCTTTACTCTTATGGGGGGGGCGACAGCGGCGCTTATTCATACAGACCCACCTTATGGAGTGTCATATAACTCGGACACACAGGGCTCAATCCAGAACGACGAAATCGTAGGCTCGGAGCTTTACGAGTTCTTAAATAAAGCACTTAAAAACGCATACGCGACTGAGCGAGAGTTTTACAAAGCAATCGAAGACGCAGGCTTTGTAGTCAAACAGCAAATCATCTGGAACAAAGAAAGCCTGGTGCTTGGGCGAGCTTCTTATCACTGGAAGCACGAACCGTGCTACTTGGCTTTCAAAGACGGACTACGCCCAGAGGAGGCAGAAGAGCGAAAGTCGACGACGGTCTGGGATAGTCCCGAAATCCTCAAGACCCTGTCGAAAAAACAGCTTCTCGAAGAAATCGAGAAGTGGAAAGACGACAGCACTGTCTGGGACTTGAAGCGCGACCCTCGGTCGGAATATATTCACCCGACACAGAAGCCTGTCGCGATACCAGCGCGAGCAATTAAAAAGCACAGCAAAGAAGGCGACACGATACTCGACCTCTTCGCAGGCTCAGGCTCAACCCTACTAGCGTGCGAACAGCTAGGCAGGAAATGTCGCACAATGGAACTAGACCCGCGCTTTGTGGACAGAATACGCAAGCGCTATCACTATTTTCAGACTGGCTCGACTGACGGCTGGGAAGAAGCTACTCCCGCGATAAATTAAATTGTGCTATACTAAAATCGTGTTCTTACAGGCACAGGCAGAGGCGCAAATGCTGGTTGGTGCGCCTCGCTCCACTTCGACAGACACTCCGCAACAGGGGTGTCTTTCTTTTTCTTAAAAAAAGTATAAAAATCTCCATAAAAACCCTTGCTATTTTTGAGAGGGTACAATATACTAAGAACATAGCAAACGTAAGAACAAAGGAGCAAGCAGTGAAAAAGCTTACAACCAAAGACATCAACAACATTAAAATCTTCGCAGAAGCAGGCTACGCTATCCAAGCCAGCGACTGGACGAGCGGACGCGGTCGCTACACAACCCGAAAGGCAACGCCAGTATTCACAGACGAATATAACCGCGAAGACTTCAAGCACGCCCTAGAAACAGGCAATAACAAGCCTCAGTGGGACACACCAGAGCGCACAGCCTACGACTTCTTCGTAAAGAACCCACGCGCTCGCAAGGTCTTAGTAATGGACTTCAACCAAATCTTAGAAGCCCTAAAAGGCGCAGAGATTAAATAAGGTTACACAAACAGTAAGCGGAACTATCTACGTCGAAGGCGACAACTACGAAGACGCAGAAAAGAACGCCAGGCAATTTATAAAGAAAGACCCAAAGCACGTAGCGTCTATCATTTTTGACGAAACCTGGATAACCGAAGTAGGCTCACAGGACGCGCCTGACGAGAGTTCTAACGAAACTAAGACAAACTAGCACTTTTATATAAAACAGCCCACAGAGCGCTCCAGACGAGCGCAGGGCGACAACATAACGCGGTGGTGCCAGCGAAAGTGGCACTGGGACGGCAAGACTTGAGGTCGCAACTTCCATAAACCTTTCAAAAACAGCCAGACCAGCGCACCAGCCACCCTGCCCCTTTAAAAATAACGGAGAGGAGTAAATGTATATAAAATTATCAGCGAAGGTAACTCGCGACTACGGAGCGAAAGAAACGCGCTCAAGACAATTCATACGAAGACAACTGATAAATAAGAACGGAGCGACCTGCGCGCTTTGTGGTGAACCAGTCGAAACAATGAAAGACTGCACAATTGACCACATCATACCAGTCAGCAAGGGTGGCTTAACGACAATCGAAAACTGCCAGCTGGCGCATAAAAAATGTAACGCACATAAAGGAAATCGAGGAGTAAAGAAGTGAAATATAAACTACTTAAAGACTTGCCCTTTGCAAAAGCGGGCGAGGTCTTCGAAAGAGTAACCTATAAGAGCAAAGACGGTCTGTCAGATTATGATTACTTTAAAACCAGCAAGCGCGAAAAAGACGGTGAAGATGAGGTTCTCTTTACTATCGATT